CTGTTGATAAATATTATAATATAATATATCATTATTTAAACGGAGATGTTGTTGGTAAATTATCTGGTTCTTTTTCTGATAAGCCTAAAAATGTAAAAGTTGGATATCAGTATTTCTGTACTGATAGACAGACATCAGAAGGTGCTTCAAATGGAATTGTTATTTATCATAAAGGTAATAATGTTTGGGTAGATTCTTTAGGTAGAACTATAGAATAAATCACTACTGTCTAGATAGAATAAGAACTATTATGAGATAGAGGATGCTTATGAGGCATGGGTAAAATCTATGGAGAAAAAACTTTCTGATGTGATTCTTAGCCTAAACGAAAGATTAGTTTCAAATACTACAAGGTTGGCAAGATATTAAAAAGAAAAGGGATGGAACTCTAAGATTTTGAAAATTTAAAAATAAGACGATATGAAGAATAAAAAACAATTACATGAGGCACTGGCAGTGCTTCTTACCAAACTTTCATCGGCAAGGGACAATCCCTTGCTGATGGATAACTACGTGGTGAAAGCCTTGCGCACGGTTCTTTTGGAGTTTAAGGAATCGGGCGAGCTTTATGCCGCCTACAAGGAGCAGATACAATCCACCATGGAGAGTGACAATCCTTGGATAGGCATGTTGATGAAATCGATTGGCGGTGATACC